GAAACTTTTAGCCTCTCCCACACCAACTGGTTGTTGAAAGACAAGGTCATGCATGGTGAGTTTGTGATGTATGCAGAGCTTTGGTGCATGAGTGAATAATTCTCCATTGAGAATGATCTGGCAACACCAGGAGTCAGTGCCTTCATCAGAATCTTCGTCTTGACTTCATCGATCGTAGTTGACGTCATGTATAACATCTCGGGTCTGTCATTGATGCTATTCTTTAGCGAGTAAATGCCAAGCTTGTCAGTCATCTTCTTCCTGAAAACGTTATATTTCCTATTGGCCCCTATGATGAGCTGCAAGCTGTGTGACATACCAATAACATCATCGATTTCCCCCCCAATGAATTCGTTTAGAACTCGCTCTGTCAACTGGGAGCTCCGACTGTTCCTCATGTGTCTAGTCCACGTATAGTCGAACCCCAGCTTAGTTCCAACTATGGGCTGAGTCCAGATGTACTTCATGGTAGAATGATGGTCGTGTTCAATGATTCTGGACTTCATTTCATTCCAATATTCATCTGGCAGGTACAGATAGCCTAAGCATTCATAATGTTGCAAAGCGCAGGATAGCTCAATCACCTTGCCAATTTCAATTGTGCCACCATTCTCAACATATGATGATATCAAGTTGTGATCTAGTCTCTGCCTCTCTACCAAGCTTCTAGAAGTTGAACCAATCACTGCAGCAAATGAGAACTTTGTAGGGATTGATAGTATGGTATTCTTAAATGTCCACGAAGAATTGAACTCCTCGATGTTACTAAACACAAAACGTGTAGACTTCTCCAAGGACATCTTAGCACACATGAGTGGATAAGACTCACTAAGTGTCTGCGAGACCCAGCACAGAGTTGTCTTGATCTTTGCATGTGTTCTCGGTTCTGGATCTGTATCAAAGAACACTGTGATTATCATGGATGCATCGTCAGATGAACATTTTGTGGTGATCACAACATCTTTGATGTCCTTAAAAGATCTCAACATCATTTCAAACAGCTTCTTGAACATCAACATGTGACCAGCATGGATGATGGTGCTGACATAGTGGAGAATCCCTTGCATGAAGTTAGACAAGTTCTTCACGTAGACAGACATACCATTGTTAAGATCACCACCAGCTTCACTGAGGAATTGCTCTTTCAGCTCGTTCATTGAATCTTCAAATGATCGTTCGTGAGGCTTTTGCAAGTACTTCTTCATCAGGTTGGCTGGCAGTTCATGACGCTTATTAGTGACTAAGTTCAAGATGCCTCTAACAACATTCGACATCTCTGGCCATGCTCTAGTCAAAACAGCAAACGTGTTACCAAAGGCAGGCATCACAAAATTTTGACACCAGGTTGCACAGTCGATGGATTCTGACAAGGTCATAGTGGTTAGACCAGGCCTGAGACGAGACCTCACCTTTGAGTAGTGGTCTGATGTAGATGATGATTTCTCAGTACCCTTAGTCAAGTATTCGCCCGTTATGTCTTCTGCAATTGTTCTTGCAATATTTTCAAGGAATTTTATAACAATGCGAGATATCATTGTGATTATGAAAATCTCACGGACGCCACCCAGTTGGTTCTTTTTGAACAGAGTTGCTATGATACCACCGGAATCAATACAAAATTGGACGATCTTACTCATTTCTCTAAACGGACGAACTTCCCCTGCATCGATCTGTTCTATGACCACCATGATATTCTCCATGGCCTTAACTTTCACACCCACAGTTTTAAAGAAATCCTTTATCTTAAGATCTACTTTCCTATCTTTGAACTCCTTGCCACAGTGATTTGACATGTGGTTCTTCATGCTAGCGCT